TCAGAATAGTGCCTATGAAGATCAGGGGCGACTTGTGAATAACCTTAAAAGTATTGCCTTACAATACATATCCATTTACGGTGCGATAAACTTGGTCAAAAGTATTGCAGAGACAACCGGAATGTTCGAACTGCAACGGGTTTCATTAAATGCCATAATTCAGGACACAGAAAAAGCCGGAGAGATATTTGAACAGGTAAAAACGTTGGCTATCGTATCGCCTTTCCAATTTAAGGATTTGATTACCTACACGAAGCAATTAGCAGCGTTCCGTATTCCGGCTGATGAACTTTTCGATACAATGAAAAGTCTTGCGGACGTATCTGCCGGACTGGGTGTCGATATGGATAGGATTATACTTGCCTATGGTCAGGTTTCAGCAGCTTCCGTATTAAATGGAAAAACGCTGAGACAATTTTCTCAGGCAGGTATTCCAATGGTTTCGCTTCTTGCCGATCAGTTTACAAAGCTCGAAGGCAAGGTCGTAACCACCGGAGATGTTTTCGGAAAAATATCTCAACGACTTGTACCATTCAAAATGGTCAAAGACATATTTACCGGATTGACAACTGAGGGCGGCATGTTCTTCAATATGCAGGAGATACAAGCCGAGACATTGAAAGGTAAGATTTCCAACTTGGTCGATGCCTATACCATTATGTTTAACTCAATGGGTAGTACAGGAGCTGTTAACGATGGATTAAAAGGAAGCGTTGATTTGCTAATGAACATGGCTAAGAATTGGGAAACTATAGGAGCTATAATACTTCCAATCATAGGTACTCTAGGTTTATATAAAGGTGGAATGATCGCTGTTGGGATTGCTCAAAAGGCATACGCAGCAATTACAGGAGCTTCTGCAATGGTGGCTCAGGCATCTGCAATGGCAAGCGAAAAGGAGGCTGCTGCTATCGCTCTTAAAACTGTCTCTTTGGAAGCGAATACACTCGTTAATAAGGCGGGAATTGCAGCAGATGGAGCTAGGGCAGCCATAAGCGAAGTTAGTACAAATCTTTACACTAAGGAAACTACCGCACAGGCAGTTAGAACGCTCGTAATTAAAGCCGGAACAGACACTCAGAAATTAGCGAACCTAGAGTCTGCAATCAGTAATGTATTGGTAGCTAAGGGGATGACTACGGACGAAGCTAGTGCTGCTGCAAAGGTCATTTTAGCCAATGCTACAGCAGAAGCTACGGATGAAACTGTTACGTTTGGTGACGCAATGATGGCATCTATGGCGACAAATCCTATTGGTTGGATTATGGGAATAATAGCTGTATTGGCGACCTTAGCGGTAGGTATTTGGGCTGTTGTTTCAGGAGCACATGCTTTAGATAACGAATTATCTACATTGGGAGGTTCAGGCGCAACGGAATCTGCAAAACTTACTGCTAGATTTGCCGAGTTGTCAAATACTGTCATGGATAATTCCAAGAGTATAAAGCAGCATGATGACGCAATGAATACTCTTAAACAGGTGTATAAGGATATTCTTCCATTACAAATGCTTACGGTTGAAGGAATTAAGGCTCTGAAAGGTAATTACGAATCTGCTACTCAGGCTATTTATGAATATATTGCCGCTAAAACCAAAGAGAAACAATTAGACGCAATTAGTAAGAGTTATTCTGCTCAAATCGAACCTACGAATGACAAAATTACAGACCAGTTACAGGGCTTAGGAATTGATGCCAAAACTGCTAAACAGGCTGTAATAGAGTTAAATAAAGAGATTTCAGATAAGTCTCTGTCGGCAAATGACGCATGGACTGAGTTACCAAAGATATTAGAAAAGATAAACGGCAGTGAAATGAAAGCGGGCTGGTGGGGAACTTTGAGGGGCTATGCTGACGATGCTCAAATATCAGTGATGAAGTTGGCGTTCGAACTTGGAAATCAGAAAAAGGCTGTTGATAATTTGACTAGCACGAGTCCGGCTACATTCTACGGTAGGTTTTCGGATAGTATGAAAACACTTGATGCAGATGTTAAAAAGACTACTGGTACAATGATTCAGGGTGTTAACTCTATGACTGGAATGCACTTTAAAGAAAGTCTTTTTGAATTTGATGCGAGAAAAGCTGAGATTGAAAGGCAGAAACTTATGACCTATCTGAATGGTCTTACATCTGAGGGAACGAAGGCAGTTTCTAATCAACCTAAAGCCGTTTGGCAATGGGATATATCAGGAAACAATAAAGGAGCTGTTGGATTCAACAAGGCAATCGAAGATACGCAAAGCAGAATAAAAAGATTGGACTTATCCCCGTTTGATAAGGCACAGGATAAAATGGTTCAGAAAGCTGTCAATCTAAAAAATGCAGGGACTCAATTTGATGATCTATTTGTCAGTGGTCGTGACCCCGAAGATTATCTCAAACAGGTGAAATCCGATTTTGACGAATCGACAAAATCAATTGAAAGTGCTAAAGCAGCAACCAGTAAATATAATACCCAATTAGGAAACATCACTGATTTAAGCGGAAAACAGGTTGGGGTCACATGGAAACAACAATTAGATGGATACCATCAATTAATTGATGGTCAATCGGTTTATAATACTGGATTAAAATATAGAAATAAACTCGAAGGGGATTTATTAAATGCTAACGGGGTTGCCGATAAGACGATTACCAAGAACGGAAAGGACAGAAATGCGGAAGCCATAAAATCCTTAGAGGACAGAGCTTCCTTATTGAAGCAAGCCAATGCAGAGTACGAAAAATTATTAAAAGCCGGACAATCTCCTGACCAAGCTAAATCAACTACCGAAGATTTATTTAAAGGCATACTTAACCCGAAAGCGATTCCTTTTACCGATGCAGAGTTATCTACAAAACTAAAATGGATAGCAAATAAATTAGCAACAATTCCAAAGGGTGAGCAGCCAGCTTTTAAGATAAAAACTGAGGTACTGGATATTGACACAAAAATTATCACTGACCAATTAGAAGCTAAACTGAAAGCAATCGAGGACGAGTTCAATGGCAGCAAAAAGCGTATTGATCTATTCAAGAACATTTTTGACGCTACAGGGGGCGACTATGATCTCGCAGGGCGAATCGCCAAGTCATTTGAAGGCGAAGGTACAACTAACATAGAAACAGCTCTTAGGACTGCTTTAAAAGCGGCTTTTAAGAGTGCAAGTTTTAATCCTGATTCTTTATTCGATAGTAAGGGTAACGTAAACATTCCGGCTGCTCAGGCTGAGATTGATACACAGAAGAAAAACTCCGTTGGTGGTCTTGGTAACTCGACAACGGCAGCAATGCAAAAACAGCTTGATGCCACCAAGGACTTTGAGGAAAAGGATATTGAACAACTTCTAAAAGGACTATCGAAATATAGTGATTACGAGGCTAAGCGAACAGAAATAATCAGGGTTGGAGTAGAAGAAAGAAAGAAAATATATAACAACCCTGATATGTCCTCTGACGAAAAAGATACCTATACAACAGCAAGTACGAACAAGCAGTCTGAGGGGTTAGCAAAACAAACTACCGATCAGTTCAAAGAAAGTGATTTGTGGCAGGAAGTTTTTGGCAATTTGGATAAGACAAGTAATGCGTCTATTGAATTACTTAAAACTAGGATTCAACAATATATCAATATTGCAGGAAAAGGATTAGCACCAACTGAGATGGTTACGCTTAACAAGGCTCTTGACGACATGAAAAAGAGAACTGCTACGGTTGACTTAGGGGCTATATTTAAGGCTGTTTTCACGAAAATAGACCTTGCACCGTTGAAGAAAAAAGCGGATGAAGCTCAGGCAGAATACGACAGGCTCATAAATGTTAGAGATGAAGCTGACATAAGGAAATCGAATGCTGATTTGAATGTTAATAGCATGGAAGTTGCCGGAACTGACAAGAGTAGTCCGATGGCTTATCAAGTAGCCAAGGACAGTCAGGGTGCAGCAACGACGACATTAACAAAAGCAAACAAAGATTTAGCGGCTTCTCAGGTTCTTGTTACGACTACGACAACTGCCTATGTAGCAGCCTCTAACAATGCTAAAAATGTGATTTTGTCAGGCAAAGATGGAATCGAACAAGACATAAAAGGTCTAAACGAAATGAAGGGAGCTGTCAGCGGTGTTATTGATGCTTTCTATTCAATGTCGGACGCTCTTGGAATAACTATCAATCCTGACACGAAAGTAATAATAGATGATATAGTTAAGAGCATTGGGGCTATGGTAGCCGTACTTTCTGCCGTGGCTGCGATTATGGCATTGGTAGATGTAATAGCCTCTCCTATACTTATTATTGCTGCCGCATTGGCTGTTGTTGTCGCAGGGTTCGCAATTCTACATTCGCTATCCTTACAGGCTGCGAACGATCAGATTCAGATTCAGGCAGATCATCTTGCGGCACTTCAAATTCAATGGGACGCACTCAATAATTCAATGAAAGCTGCTCTTGGTACTGAATATATTGAGGATTATAACGCTGAATTAGTAAACTTGCAAGCTCAGATTGTAGCAGTTCAGGCACAATATGCTGCTGAAAATTCAAAAGGGAAGGATTTGGATAAGACTAAATTGGCTTCTTATACTGCCGAAATAGCTGCCGATCAACAGAAGATTATTGATAATCAAAATTCCTTTGAGGCTTCACTGGCGGGGTCGGATTTAACGGACGAAGCTAAGTCCTTTGCACAGGCGTGGTTGGATGCTTATTTGTCATATTCGAATACGACGGATTCAATGACGGCTAAGTTTAAGTCAATGATGACAAACATGGTAGTTAACGCTGGTCTTGCTGCTCTTGCTGTTGTTGCACTGAAACCAGTATATGATGCTATAGATGCGGCTACCTCGGCAACTTCGGACGGTGGAGCCTCAATCACATCAGCAGAAATGAATACCATATCTGCCGCTACCGACAAAGCGTCTGCTGATTATAACGCTGCTGCTACAGGTTATGTGGACGGACTCAGTGCTACAACTAAAACTCTCTTGGAAAGCGGAACAAACCTAACCGGAGTCAGTAAGGGAATTTCGGAAATTACTGAGGATACAGCCTTATTATTAGGTGGTTATCTCGACTCAATAAGACTTCGTCTATTTGCATACTTTGATGCTTGGACTGCATTTGACATAGTCGGAAGTATGGCAGCTCTTATGGTAGCTCAAAATATGCAGATCACGCATTTAGCTGCTATTAATAATAATACACTGAGATCGGCAATTGCTAGTGAAAAGCTAACCGACCAATTAGATAAGGTCACGTCAATCACGGGAAATAAAGGTGTATTTTCTTTAAACGTTAACACATAATTTTAAAATAATTAAATAAAATAGGGTAAAATTAAAGATTTTACCCTATTTTTGTTGAAATTAATAAATACAAAATTATGAAGAAAATTATTTTCTCATTGCTATTTTTCTCGTTATTATTTATTTTTACGGGCTGCTCCAGTTCGGATAATTCAAGTTCGATAAAAGGAACAAAATGGAGTAAGTACACACCGGAGGTTGTATATACAGCCAACTGGGTAGTTCCTGCGTATTATACCTTTGTTGAATTTACATCAGAAACAGATGTGACAATGTATGATGGGTCTGAAAATGGTTCTCCAAGCGGAACAATATATAACGGAAAGTATGTTGTAATCGGCAATAAAATTACGGTTACAGGATTAACATACAACAGTTGGTTTTTGACCGACGCAACTATTAACGGTAATGCTCTATCTATGAACGGGGTGGTAAGTGGAGTAACAGGAAATTATTCAGAGACATTTATGAAACAATAAAATTCGTTAACAATTATTTAAGTAGCGCAAAGGTTAATCTATTGCGCTATTTTTGTGGAACTAATAATAGTGCCACTGAGCCATTTGGAGTAAAATCTAAGTGGCTCTTTTTATTTAAACCATGAACGACCTAAAACAGAAAGCTATAGCCCTCGGACTATGTAAACCATTTCAAGAGGCTTGGAGTGACGATTTAGTAGGAATGTATAAACAGGGTGCTACTTGGTGTCTTGGAAAACAATTTCCTACCCTTGGAGATATGCTGCCTTATGACAAGATGTTAGCAGAGAATGACGTGTATAACGATAGACTTGTAAATTTACTTCTTACCGGAGAGACTTATATTCTTAACCAATGCAGGGGGTCGGTAGAGATCAACGATTATAATGTGGCAGGGCTATATGTAGGGCTGGATTCTATCATAAATGTCAACTGCAAGGATAATTCAATTCTGACAATAGAATGTTACGATAATACAGTACTGCGCCTTAAAGTGGCTAAGAATGCCCGATGTAATATATGGCAATATGGTAATAGTTGCATACAGATTTTAAGTGGTAATGCTAAAATTTATGATAAACGATGATACAAATACAAAACGGGACTGCTACCCCTTGGAATATAGCTGTTTATACTTTCACCGAGGTCGATATGGGGGATGTTACGATTACTTTAACGCTCGCACTTCCGGCAGACGTTGACCCTCAATTTTCTACTTCCATGTATGTAGAATATAAAGGAGAACAATTCTTTCTATCGACTATTAACCCTCAAACGACGAAGGACATTACTAACCTGCAATACCAATATGCGCTTGTTTTCAACAGTCAAAGGAACGATCTGAAAATTAGGATGGTTCGTGACTTGGTAGCACTTACAAGTGGTCAATATGTATCTCAGGGGCTTGTATTCTCGCAAAACCTTGGACTAAGCGACTTCTTTAAATTGCTTCAATTAAATTTAACCGATTGTTTTGGTTATATAGGTAATACAAACACCCCGAAATGGTTTATAGACGTCGCCACCAACTTTATAAATACAATTGATAAAGATTGGGCTGCTGTCAATAACCCTGCTTTGGACGTAGCAAACTCTGTAGAAATAAGTATAAGTAACTCATTCATATGGGACTTATTATTGAAAACCTATGAGTATTATGGTATTAGATGGCAAATAATTTCTGTTGCCGGAGGTATGGCAATTAGAGTTGGCTATCCGTCTGATGAAATTGTTCAAGTTTTTCAATACGGTGGAGATACGGGATTAACAAAGATAACTAGAGAGTTAACTACAAATAAAGTAGTCAATAGGCTCAGAGGGCAAGGTGGAACTAGAAATGTTCCTACTAACTATTTCACATCTAGGTATTCAAATTTTCCACCTGACCCAAATCCTCTCAACGGGCTTGATTTGGTATGGAAAGGCGATTATAATGATACTGCCACATACGCAAAGAATGAAGCTGTTTTCGTTGGTGAAACACCTGAGTTCCTTCCTTACTATTCGTTAGTAGACGGGAACTGCGGTCAAGACCCAAATACTGCCGCTACATTTTGGTGTATTGTACCTGACAATATGATAAGCATCAAGAATGTAATGCCTAAATGCTTTAGGGATAGTATTATAGCTGGAACTACTTTGATAGATTACGTTCAGGATGATGCTCTTGTAGCTGCAAACGGAATCATTGAGGACGGACTAGCCGAGAACGATGCTATTTATCCTTCTATAGAAACGGTGTATGTAGCCGGACTCGGTAGAATAGATGAAATAGTCTATGCTGAGAAAACGTTCTTTGATGACCCTGAATACCGATCAGGAATTACGATTATAGGAGCTACAAGTACCGCTTGGACGTATTCTTCTTTCACGAGTGATGCTACCGATGCTGTCGTAGTAACAGAATCAGATACGTTCACAATTGATGCAATCCCCGATATTGCTGCCATATTGAATTTAACATATATAGATCAGTACACCAATACCGTTGCACCAACTTTAAGCGCAGACAACTCGTATAAATATGAGTTTAATAGCGTAATAAACAATAATTTAACAGCTATTGTAGTCTACGGTCAGCCTATGAAGATTTCTGTAATGGCTGAGTTGGTCAAAGTTTCTGACATGTCGGTTGTTGGCTCATATTCTATGGATATTACGCAACTAGACACTTCTATCGACATTTCATTTACCAATTTAGAGAAAACTCAATACTTTATAAGGGTAACCTCTACATCTAACGGTAATCTATTCAGCGACATAGGCAAAACTACTGTACCTATAAAATGGGCTGCTGTAGGTTTACTTTCGGGGGTTACAAATGTTACTGGAATCTATAAACCAACATTCGATATTTGGGTTAAAGATATTCAATTTGACTTAACCGAAATGATGACATTGGACGGTGTAACATCGCCTAAATATGCCGGAACAGATGCCGGAACTATCTCATTTACTACGGGAGCGTTGGCGGGATATGATTTTGTAATACTTGAAAATGGTGGAGTGTTTGCCGTGGTTGAGGACGCTTCTAAACAACTTATTAATAACCAATGCGTTATCGGAGGCGTACTTACAACAAACACCGTACAAAGCAAGTACCGTATAACATTAATAAAGAACGATACTGAATATCAGGCAGAAGGACTAATGATACCAAATGTCTCTGTACAGGCTTACCCTAACAGCGACGATGTAGCCCCTATATACGGAGATAAATTTACCATCATAGACATTCAAATGCCACAATCATACGTCGAACTGGCAGAGCAGAGGGTTCAGGATTATTTGACAGCTCAATTGAATTTGGCGAAGATAGATGACCCGACCTATACGATGGAAATTCTTACCAGTTTCATTGCGATAAACAATGCGCCTGAGTCTGATGGAAAGACTATCGAGGATAAACTTCGAGCCGGAAATATGGTAAGGATTGCAGATGACAGGCTCATAATTGGAGATAACCTGCAATATATCAATTCTATTACGATAGATTACAAAGATTTGCTTCCGAAATATACCGTTGTCATTACTGATAAATTGACAGTAAACGGGAGTGCTGTAAGTCGTATCCAGGCTCAGATCGACGCACTTTATACGGGACAGTATTCGAACGCTGAATCGAATGAAATGTCAATCGCTAATTTGGACAATAGATACCTGCAAAAAACCATTGCGGACACAGCCTATCAGCCTATTACGTTTAAAAGAGGTGCAATAGTATCTGATCTATCCACTGAGGATTTTGAGCAGGGGCAGTTTTCGGGTTCGGGAGGTGGAATCTATAAGGATATATCAGGGGCTACTGTAGCAGAGGTAGACAAGTTAATTGTCAGAAAAACAGCCACATTCAATGAAATAATAATCAATCAGATACTATTTCAGGGTGGAATAGTCATATATTCCTGCGCTAATATGGAGGTCTTAACGGTATCTAATTTGGGAACTCTTTGGACTATTTGCTTTGACATGAAAGGAGGCTCAGTACAGAACCAATTTGCCGTCGGTGATATTATCCGTTGTCAGCAATGGACGAGTGGCACACAGACGAAGTATTACATGTCTGTAGTCACTGCGATCGGAGTTGACTTTATTGTCATAGACTCTGCAAATAGTGACGGTTCGGTCGCTCCGGCTGTTAAAGACATAATCGTACAATTCGGAAATGTATCAGACGTTACGAGACAATCAGCTATAGAAATTAACGTTTTGGCTGGTGGTGTACAAACGTTCTATCAGGGTTTATGCGACTTCACAACTACAAATAAAAACGCTGTAGATATAGGTATGGTTCTCGATACCGATAGCGTTTGGAAAAACATGATGCGAGTTTACGGAGATGCGTATATTGGTGCGAGAGACTTGTCTACTTATGTTAAATATACGCAAGGAGTACCGAATACCGACCCTTCATTGGTAATTAAACCGCTTCTTGAAATTAAGGCTAAGGTTAACTTTCTTGCGGCTGATGGGACGTATAAGAATGTTGCCGATATGCCTGTCCCTGCCGACTTATCATATCTAACCGATGCGATAAAAGGTAGCGCAACTGTTGATGGCGGCTTAGTATTAACCGATGTTTTGGCGGTTACAGATATTGCTGGAAATGTTATGGGTGGAATGAGTGGACTGGTAGCCTCATTATTTCGTTTATGGTTAGGTAACGCAGACCCGACTCTAGCTAATTTTAGTGTTGATAAAGACGGTAATATGATCGCCTCTAATGCAGTACTTAACGGTACGATAAATGCAACTGGCGGCAAAATAGGAGGTCTGAGCATAATAGGAGAGACTTTAATATCTGACTCTATAGAGCTTTCTGAGTCTCCGGTAGACCTACTTAGTGCTTTACTTAACCCTGACACGATAACTATTGAACGTCAAGCGAGCTGGGATTCAGGGCTTGTCAATGCCGACCCTGTTAATTTTATAGTGAATGCGATTGCGTCAACCCAAGATTTCACGCTCGCTCATACTTCAAGTATATGCGTGCATGTAGAAAATGAATCTCACGACGATTCTAACAATAGTCTTTACGTAGCGTGCGTCCAAATAATAGACGGTAATGGCTACATAGCCTATAATAATTCACTCTCTTTCGGGTATGGCGTTATGAATGGGTTTAGTTTTACACAATCCTTACCTGCTGGAACATATCACATATTAAGCACCTTAAAAATCTCTAATAACATAGACTGTCATGGTGTAAATGGAAGAACTTCGATATGGGGCGCAGCACCAGTAACGGGACTTGACGACCCAAATATATATGCAAGCGGATATATCTTTAAAACTAAAATTGGTAGCGACGGACTTTACTCATTTTGGGACGACTTAACTTATCTATATTATAGCAAAATTCAAGGGCTTAAATCCAAAGGGGCTAAATTATTCCTTAACGACTCTGCACAGATTTCTATTGATGCTGCTTCTGCTCCAACCGCAATAATTGATAACGCTGATAGGTATTCCTCTTTTATCCTGAGATATTCTGATACTGATACTGTCAGTTACACTGTCAACCTCCCTGACCCGTCTGATTTAGAAATCAATACGACTGACTTTTCATTAAAGATTCTGATCGCACAGACATTCGGGCAGAATATCAACATCTATCCAAAGGCTAACTCGGTTTTAGTCGATGAAAATGGTAATCATAATAGTTACATTCAAATGTCTACAGGGGATAGTGTTGAGTTTCAAGCAGTACTAGAAGGCACTACAATGTGTTATTTTCGCATTCGCACTACGGGCTGTTCTCCACATTAATGCTATTGAAATTAACTGGCACAACTTTCAAAACGTAGGAACAAACATAACTTAAAGTATCTACCTTTGTAGTTGTTAAACGAGCCTAGAGCCATGCAGAACATCTGCGTGGCTCTTTTTATTTATAACAATATGTCGGATATATGTAAAATGAGAATCAAAATAGCGGACAATCCTACGTATGGGATTGACTACTATGGTTTTTACTTAGCTAAAAGTCAGAGTGAAATGGGCTGTGACCCGAAAGATTCGAGTATTGTCATAACCGATTTCCCTGAAGTCGATGGTGATACTTTTTACATCCCGCCAATGCCTTCAAGGAAAAGTTTTGACTATGACATCTCGCTTTCGTTCTTTGACGACAATCTCAATTCGGCTAACAAGAAAATATCTGAATTTTACAACTCTCTATTCGGGCAACCGATAACCATTTACAATGATTATAAAGGGGTCAAATTAGTAGGGCGCATTAAGTCGTACAAAGCCGGAGAGTTCTATCGGAATGAAAAGGATGTCGTACTATTTGACCTTACTTTCTATATTCCAAGACCGCAAGACTGCGACTTCAACTACTCAGCAACAAAGATTTATTACGGAGTTAATTACGATAATTCGAGTCCTTTAAATTTCAGTTCTCAGATAGCACCACCCATAGATATAGTAATACCTGCTGGTACTACAAATGTAATGTTTGCATGGGATAGCTCTTTAGGAAATCCAACGTCTGTAATGTATAACGAACTGGGGTACAATGTAAAAGATATATTTTCAACATCTCAAATAGCATTAACTGTTGACGGTGTCGAAACCGAATATACTTTGTTTCTATATACTCCGGCAATTCCATTTAGTAAACAAGTAACATACTCTATAAAATGATACAACCTATTCCATTACAATTTGAGAGACAGTTTGCAGCTCCATTGAAGCCGGAAGAAGTATTTGCTACCGAGGCGTTGATGAATGCGTATTTGACCAACGGAACTCGTTTCGCAGGGCAACAATGTACCTGTCTCGAACACGAAAGTATAATTTACGTCCTGAGTAATGACAGGAGCAAGTGGGTTGGAAATATCTCTGATGCAGCTAAATTGATTTTAGAAGCTCAGCAAGTCTATGTCGGCTCAGTTCAACCCACTAACCCGAATGTATTAGTTTGGTATAAAACTGTTTCTGCTCCTACAACGCTCTCTGATGTTGATATATTACGTTCCATTCGTGCCGCAAATCCTCAAAGTACAGATTTAGCTACTTTGTTTGACGATAGTAAAGACCCACACACAGACTGGTGGAGTAATAATAACGGAGCTTTATTTGGCGATAATCCAGCTTTACTTCAATACGGTCTGACGCTTCCGACAGTATTAGACCCAAATACATGTTATGCGTTGGTTTTCTACAACTTCGGAATAATAGAGTTAAATATAACAGGGTTAAAAAGTTTGGTGTATTTAGATTTACCATCTAATAAAATAGCTAAGTTAGACATCACTGGACTTTCGAATCTAACTAATTTAAACTGTCAATTTAATCTATTGACAGCCGAATCTATTGCAATAATTTTAAGTGAAATAGTAAGCATGAATCTTTCAACTCTATTTATAGATTTAAGAGGTGACACGAATGCAGGATTTTCAACGTGGTCAGTACAAGCAAAAGCAGACGCACAAACGATAATGTCAAGAGGTTGTTCATTACAATGTAAAGTATAAATTATGGAACATACTATATTAATAAATGGAGTTTGGACTGCTGTTCACGACGATTCAAAAGAGGACGCAGGAACTGCGGCTAAGTTAATATCCGAGATTCCTGTGGTCGATTTAAGCGGCAAAGAAAACAAAGGAGTTGCAGCTCAACTAATATCCGAGATTCCTGCTGTCGATTTAAGTGGTAAGGAAGATAAGGGCGTTGCAGCTCAATTAATAGCTGAAATTCCCATTATTGATTTAAGCGGCAAGGCTAACCAATCGACTAATCAGGTACCATCTCCTGCCTCTTATAGTGGGTTCGTACCTGCCGACGTGAATGTGGCAGAATATGCAGGAAAAGCGTATGAGGATTCCGATGGTAATATAATCGCCAATACGTATCAAAAGAAACCTACAATGCCCGTAGTCCCTAATGCTACAGGAATAAGGCTTATATCCGAAGCTCCTAACTATAGCGTAACGATTGATTCTCCTGAAAATATACAAATCAGTGCAAATGTTGACGGGGCAAGTGTGACTTTTACGAGTTTGGCAGCTTCGAAATCTATAACTTTTTTAATTGAATCAGATTCAAATTCAATTACATTTAATGAAACGCTTATCCCCGCTGGTGAAACGGTTTTTGCTATATACGCTGGTGGTGAATGGACAATCAATTCTACGGTTGTAAATATACCTGTCATTCCGAACTACTCTGATATTTCAGTTCATCACAAAGTTGATACATCCGTCGATTTAGAAGCACTAGCAGGTGGTAATTTTAGAACATATGATGCGACTGTAATTACTTTTGCAAAAGATGATAAAATACTTCTCGCGAACCAATTTCTTGGAAGCGAAAAAGGAGTCTATCAAATTCAGGTTGTATTTAATTATGCAATACTTAATTTAATAGCTTATGCGCCTGTATTGGATATTGTTCGCGTTGAAGGATATGGAGCGTATCAAAGTACGTATGATGGCATGTTTCCTGATGCTATAACTTTTGTAAAAATAGGTTCCGGTGCAGGCTCAGGATTACCGACTATTCCCGCAAATTCCTTAACTGATTTTACAGGGCAAGAGCCCGATGGAGTATATACAATTGTAGGATTAAAAGGAATCCTAATTTCGGTATTTAACACTCCATTTGTCGAACAGACAGTAATTTGCGACAATACTATTTATACACGTAGTTTCGATGCAACGGTTCAAACTCCTATTGTTCCTCCATTTACAGATATGTACGCTACTAAATTAGCCGATAAGGCTGATTTAGTAGAAGGTGTTATTCCGGCTAATCAATTACCGACAAACGTAGTAAATAGTTATCAATTAGAATCAAT